ACCTTCATAGAGGAAGTAATTGAGATTTCCAAGGAAGATATAGTTGACACAACCGAAGATACGATTACTATTATCAATAACGAGATCGACGCTATGGAAGAAGTCGATGATAAGACGAAGTTAAAGAAAATCATCCAAGAACTTTATATGGAAAGCCTAACGGTATGAACATCTTTTATCTGGATAGTAACGCAGAAACCGCGGCATCGTATATGTGCGATAAGCATGTGGTCAAGATGATCGTGGAAACTGCACAGATGCTTTCGACCACACATAGGTATATGATGGGTGTTCCGCTGAAATCAACCCACCCAGTTTCTGGTCGTTCTTATACAAAATATCCGATGGCGGATCCAAAAACCGATCAGATGTTGTGTAAAGCGACGATGATTAACCACCCTTGCAATGTCTGGATCCGCGAGAGCAGCATCCATTACGATTGGCTGTGGACACACGGTTGGGAATTGATGCACGAATACACCCGCAGATATGGTAAGCAGCATAGCATGGAAAATCTGTATAGAAACTATTTGGCTTTTCCACCGACAAATTTGTTTCTCAAACCATTCCAAGAACCTCCACAAGCGATGCCAGATTATTGTAAGGTGCAGGGAGATGCAGTCAAAGCATACCGCCAATACTACATACAAGAGAAGTCCCGCTTTGCCAAATGGAAGATGGGAAATATGCCAGATTGGTATAGAGAGGGTTTAAATGCGACACAAGTTTCTACAGGAAATGCAGAACCTACACCAGTTGCGTGAAAACACTGGTTCTTTGGAATTGGTCGAGCAGGATGATAGGGTCATCCTTGTCTCTGATACTATTCCCGTCGAGGAACTTACTCTCTTTTTGGAAGAGAATGATTTTGACTACGAACTGACAGAAGACACCATAGAGGTGTTTGACAGTTTCGATGAATTGATAGAAGAACTCTCTGAATACGACATACACAATCCATCTGCAACTGAACTGCTTGAAGCCAGTGCAAAGAGAAAAGTAGTAGTAAGAAGAGGTAAGAGAAAGATCATATTCAAGTGTGCTCCAGGCCAGAAGAAGATCGGTAGAAGATGTGTAAAGCGCCCATCCAGAGATCTTATGAAGATGAAGCGCAGAGCACGCCGCGCTGCCCGCAAGGCGAGAAGAAAGCGTTCACAGGCAAATCGCAGGAGAAAAGTTTCTCTTCGTAGAAGACCACACAAAGCACACCACGCAAAAGAGCATAAGAAAGAACACAAGCATCACAAACACGAGAAGTAATTTATTATGATATTGTTCGAAAAGATCCGTTGGAAGAACTTTCTTTCAACAGGTAATGTGTTTACAGAACTGCAACTAAACAAACATTCCACTACTCTCATCAGCGGAGAGAATGGATCTGGCAAGACGACACTGCTCGATGCAATCGTCTTTTGTCTGTTTGGCAAACCATATCGAAACATCAACATTCCTCAGTTGGTGAATTCCATCAATCAGAAGGACTGCATGACGGAGATTGAGTTTGATATATCTGGTGTCAAATACAAGATTCGTCGTGGTCTTGCACCGAAGATCTTCGAGATCTACAAGGACGGCGCGCTGCTCAACCAAGATGCCACAAACAAGGACTATCAGAAGATGTTTGAGGATCAGATCCTCAAAATGTCATATAAGTCCTTCTGTCAGGTCGTCATTCTTGGTTCCACCAACTATGTGCCATTTATGAGATTACCAGCGGCGGAGAGACGCTCGGTCGTGGAGAACCTTCTTGATATTGATGTGTTCTCCGTTATGAATGTTCTTCTCAAGGGAAAGTTGGCAATGCTCAAGGAAGAGCAGAAGAGTGCCGATCACAAGATCACCATACTACGCGAAAGAGCGGAATCGCAGAAAAAACTGGTGAAGACGCTTGAGAGTTCGAATAAAGAGCAGATAGAGAAATCACAGAGTTCTCTAGAGGAATATAGAAAAGAAATAGAACAGTTGACTAGCGAGAGTGAGGAACTTCTGAAGCAGGTCGATGAGTTGGAAAGTAAACTCATTCCAACCGATATGTCTACACAGGACATCGAACTCTCCAAGATCGAAACCGAAGAGTCGAAGATAGAAAAGGAAATTTCCTTCTACGAGAAGAACAGTTCCTGCACTCGTTGCAAGCAGGAACTATGCGAGGATCACAAGCAGAGCATAACGAAAGTCCTGAAGGAAGATCTCTCCAATCTTGGTGTGAAGAAAAGAACTGTTCTTGATCATATGCAGATAATCAAAGATCATATGCAGAGCAACACCAAGATAAACAAGCAAATAACCGATCTGAACAAACAGATACAGATGAACAATGCAAAGATTGCATCAGCAAAGGGTGTGATCAGCAAGACAACAGAGCAGATCAACAAGGCAGCAAACGACACAAAGAATGTGGACGACGAGAAGGAAAAATTCAATCTTATAGTTCAAGAGGGTGTTGACGCCACCGAAAACAGAAAGAACATCGTTGAGGATGTTCATTATCACACGATTGCCGCATCTCTACTCAAGGATAGTGGCATCAAGGGTAAGATCATCAAGCATTATCTTCCGATTATGAACAAGGTGATCAACAAGTATCTTGGTCAGATGGACTTCTTCGTGCAGTTTCACTTGAGCGAATCTTTTGAGGAAACCATCAAGTCTCGCCATAGGGACATCTTCACATACGACAGTTTCAGTGAAGGTGAGAAGAGAAAGATTGACTTGGCACTTCTGTTTGCTTGGAGAAAAATCGCAGCAATCAAGAACTCACTGAGTTGCAATCTTCTCATATTCGATGAGGTTCTTGATGGTAGTTTGGATGACTATGCCACGGAGTCGTTCCTGAATATTCTGAAGAGTATGGACAAGAACACGAATGTCTATGTCATCTCGCACAAATCAAAAGAACTTCTACAAGACAAGTTTCAACAGCACATCTCTTTTGCAAAGAAGAACAATTTCAGCAGGATGATATGATATTTGCAACAAAAGAACAATCAAAAGAGATATACGAGATCTTTCGAAAAAGAGCCGATATATTTCCTCACATTCGCTACGATTACCTACAGAGAGCAATAAACGGCGGTAGATGCGTGTATCAGGATGGTGTGGTGATAATCTTCAGCATCTATAAGAAAAGAACAAGGGTAGGAACCTGTGGCATACCAAGAAACAACTGTATGCTACATCAGATAGTCAACAGCAACGAGGGTAGTGGAAACGCCAAGGTAGTTTTGGAACAGTTTCTTGCCTACATATCTTCGCTGAACTTGCCAGCGGTTTGGTTGAGTGTCCGAGCAGACAATAATAGAGCGACAAAGTTCTATGAAAAGAATGGATTTGTCAAAGCAGGCACAGTAGAATGGATGAACGGAACTTTGGCTGGGACAATATACAGGTATTCAAATGAACAAACCATACTATGAACGAAACGACTATGTGATCAACTCCGAGATAAATGTTCTTTTTGAGGATCTTCTCGAAATGAAACCAGACGAGTTTGAGAAGTGGGTAGTCGATATGCGTAAGGTGATCCTTGATGCTTGGGATACTTACGGGTGTCCGCCACGAACAGGAAAGACGGAGCAGGAGATTGTAGATCAATTTAATCGTCTAGAGTCGTTTCCCGTTCACGAATTCACCAATTCAGACGAACTTAGCAATATTCCAGACGATGTGATCATCAACAAGTCTCGTGTTGGTGTTGAAGTGGATCAGTTCTTTTCGAATATGTTCAAGACTCGTATCAACTATTCGGACAAGGATACGGGGTATTCCATCTATGATCTATTTGCCAAAGACGAGTATCTACCCAGAGTAGTGAAGGGTGCAACTCGCCATCTGCGTCGGGATTCGATGTATAAGCACGCACTTTCCGCAATAAAGAACGACAAGAAGTATTCGGTGGTGGATGTGAATTCTGCCGACGAGTGGATGGATGCATTCTTCTCCAATCCTTCTGTCTTTGTAGGTTGTGATTTTATGCTGGAGCAAGTGGAACCACGCGAAGGTTTGAACTCTGGATATTTTCAGATAGAGCAGTCCAAGATCCTACATCTCAGCAAGGAGCAGTTTGAGAAGTGGAAACCAAAGATGTCCTACCGACACTATTCCACTTTTGATGCAGATAATCTTCCAGAAGACAAGATCTATGCTCTTCGTATCTACAAAAAAGGAGAAAAAGTATTTCCAGCGGGGTTTGCCTCGTTCAGAATCGGCTATATACAGCCGGCTGTAAACTTTCCTCCTATGACGGCGAAATATCTCTATGAACGGTTCACGGAACACTGCAAAGAACAGGACCGAGTGGTTATCTACGACCCTTCAAGTGGTTGGGGTGGTCGCATTCTTGGTGCTATGTGTATTCGTGATGATCGTCAAGTCCATTATGTGGGTACTGATCCAAATCCCGAAAATTATCCAGAGGGAATGCATCCGTGTGGGAAGTATGGTTGCATCGCTGATTTCTACAACACCAAAACATACAGGGGAAACGGACTCTTCTCCCAGACAAATACTTACGAAGTCCATATGCTTGGATCAGAAGTTATTAGACATAATAAAGGATTCGCCAAGCACAAAGGAAAAGTAGATCTTGTCTTTACATCTCCACCGTACTTTAATAGAGAAGCCTACTCCGAAGATCAAAATCAATCATACAAGAAGTTTTCTTCATATGAAAATTGGAGAGATGGGTTTCTTCGCCCAACCCTTGAAACCTGTGTTGAGTGGCTTCGTCCACAGCGTTATCTTCTCTGGAACATTGCTGATCTTCTTATCAAGGGAGAGTATTTGCCACTTGAAGAAGATTCGAGAAAGATCCTAGAAGAACTGGGAATGCAATATAAATATACCCTTAAGATGGCTCTGGAACCTATGCCTGGAACCAACCGCATCGGTGAGGATGGTATACCTAAATGCAAGAATTACTGCAAAGTGGATGGGCGTTATTTGAAGTATGAACCAGTTTTCGTATTTTGGAAACCTTGACTTGACTTACACCCCTTATGGGGTAGAATATTAGCATGACTGCTAAGAAACGATACAAGACTCTCTCCAAGGGTCAGGATCCTATTTCTGTGCTAATTGGTTCTGAGCCAGTAATTTCTGGCGAGGACATCGAAGGACAGATCACTAACGCACTCAACTGGTATAGAAATACGCCAGCAAAAATGTATCCTAAATTCATTCGTGAATATATGGATTCACAATCTTATTCAAAAGAAGAGATCGCTAGAGCGATTAAAGGACCGAAGAAAGCATATGAGTTCTTTGCTGCTGCTGTGTATGGCAGGATGGTTGTTCGGGGAGTCAATCTTCCAGAATCGTCAGAAAAGAAACTAAAGGAATCCGTTCAGTATCTTTTAGAGAAGAACCCCGTCAAGATCGAAGCGGAAGCGCCAAAAGTAAGCGTACAAGACCATATCAAGGAAAAAGCCAATCGCCTAATCTACGCTCTGGAAGCGGAGATTGATGAATTTGCCACTGCACTCAAGAATGGCAAAAAGCACTCCTATGATCTGGTGGAGTGGTTCAAGAAGAACGAGGTAAAGGCGGTTCAAGCCGATTACATTCACAAGCATTTTGAACCCCGTCTAGAACAGATTACAAGCGCAATAGACGGTTCCGACAAGGATATGAAGGAAGCATACTCTTGGTTGTCCAAACCCAGCCTACGCAAGTATGCGGACTTCTACGGGGAGATTATAACTCTCGCAAAGGAGCAGATTACGGTTGCTAAGACCAATCGTAAACCCCGCAAGAAGAAGGAGAAGACCCCTGCTCAATTGGTTGCCAAGATGGTATACGCCAAGGAGTTTGGGGAACTGTCCATCAAATCGGTCAATCCAGAGGAAATCGTTGGTGCTTCCCGTGTTGTCGTGTACAATACAAAGAAGCAGACGATTGCTGTATACAATTCCTCTGAACTCTCAAATGGCTTGAGCGTCAAGGGAAACAAGATCATCAATTACGACATCAAGACATCGACCATGAAGAAGGTCCGAGATCCGAAGAAATCGGTTCAGAAGTTCCTTGGCGGACTTCGTGCGATCAACAACGCCTTCTCCGAGATCAAGACAAAGGAAAAGCCAGTAAACGGTAAGGTAAATCAGGACTGTCTGATAGTGCAAGCGATTACAAAATGATTCTCATCGACAATACACAAATTCTTATTGCCAGTATCTTTTCTCAATACAAGAACATCAATAATGTGTCGGAGGACATCATTCGACATATTGTTGTAAACACATATCGAATGTACCGTTCTCGTTTCAAGGAAGAGTATGGTGATCTTGTCATTTGTCAGGACTCTGCCGATCCTTGGCGTAGAAGCGTTTTTCCTCACTACAAGGCAAACAGGAAGAAAGCACACGACAAGGACAAGGAGCAATGGGACAAAATCTTTGAAGTTCTGAGTAAGATCAGACAGGAGGTTTTTGAAAACTTTCCTTACAAGAATATGAAGGTGAACAATACAGAAGCAGACGATATTATTGCCACTCTGACAAAGAATTTTCACCAGAATGAAAAGATTCTTATCGTATCCAGCGATAAGGATTTCCAACAACTTCAGAGATACGAAAATGTGTCTCAATACAGTCCCATTCATAAGGATTTTCTTAAGTGCAAAAATCCGCAGATGGTTCTTTTTGAGCACATTGTTCGTGGTGACTCTGGAGATGGTGTGCCAAACATTCTTTCTGATGATGATACTTTTGTGGACGAAAACAAGAGACAGAAGCCATTGTCTGCCAAGAAAATCGCGGATTGGTCTTTGCACGGTGTTCCTTCCGAACACGAAAGAAATGTGGAAAGAAACAAAACTTTGGTTGATCTGACATACATACCAGAGGAGATTGAGCGAACTATCATGGATCAGTTTGCCACTCCATACGAAGGAAATAAAGGCAAGGTATTCGACTACCTTGTAAAGAACAATATGAAACTTATTCTTGAAAGTGTTGATGAATTGGTATGAAAACTCAAGCAGAATATATTGGTGAAGTGTTTCTTCATATTTCAAAATTGAAAACCGATGAAGAAAAAATAAAGTATCTGCATTTGGTAGAAACGCTACCATTGATTAAGATACTTCAATATGCTTATAATGATAAGTATACCACCAACTATAAGGAAGTACCAAAATACGAAATGGATGACTCTCCTATCGGTATGTCTCTGAGTGGACTGCATAGGGAGTTTTCTCGTATTCCTTATTTTTTAAACACAAAACATTACATTCAAAATGACAATATTCGTAATAGAAAATTGCGTAATATTTTTGAGATAATCAGTTGGACAGAGACTTCCATCCTAGAAGCGGTTATTCTCAAGAAAGAGTTGCCGCACATCAGTAAAGATTTGGCACTAAAGGCATTCCCAAATCTACTACAGGAGAAATAAATGGGTAGAAGTTATCATAACGAAGATTCGGACGACAGAGATCGTCGCAGAGCAAAGAAGAGTATCAAGAAGCACAACAGAAACAACGATAGGGCTCATTTGCGAGAATACACTCACGGAAATATGTCCGAAGAGGATTTTCTAGAAATGGAAGAAGACGAATATGGAAAATCAAAAAAACAATGATTCGCCAGAAGAAGAAAAGAAACGACTCATCGAAAGAGCAAATAAGAAATATTCCGAGTTCCTAGAAAAGAAAAAAGGAACAAGCGATGAGAAAATAAAATCAAAACCAGCAAATATACTGCAAAAAGCAAAAACATTTGCAGATGCTATGATATCCAAAGGATTGGATAACAAAAAGGCAAGTGAAGAAACAAAACATCTAAGATTGCTAAGTTGTCACGGAGACTCTTCAATTGGTCTTTCTCCTTGTTCCGAAAGAATGGTAAGTAAAAAATATGAAGGTTCTTTCTATTGTGGAGCATGTGGTTGTGGTGACAAAGGAAGAACTCAGTTGGTAAACCTCACCATGAATGGAGAGACTACTTATTCGAAACTGGACATACCAAAGGTTGCCTGTCCACTAAAAATGCCTGGATTTACAGATTATATTCCTTCTCAAGAGGGAGTAAGTGAAAATAACCGAAAGAAAGAAATTGAAAATCGTTACGGTGTAGAGTATATTACAGAACACAGCAACAAGTAACAATGGAGTCATTTATTATGAGTACAGCGACCGCTATGAAAATTTCAAAGAAAACACTGGAGATCTTGAAGAACTTTGCTTCAATCAACTCCAATATCCTCGTTCAGCCAGGTAACAGCATCACCACCATTTCACCAGTCAAGAATGTTCTTGCTGAGGCAAAGGTAGAGGAGAATTTCGATACCCAGTTTGGTATCTGGGATCTCAACAAGTTCCTTGGTGTTGTTTCTCTATTCAACGATCCAGAATTTGAGTTTGAGGATAAGTATGTCAACATCGTTGGATCCAGTGGTTCTTCCGTGAAGTACCATTATTGTGAACCAAAGTTGCTTACTGTTCCAACCAAGAAGATCAATATGCCATCTTCTGTGATAGCATTTACCCTAACGCAGAAGAACTTTGCGGAACTACAGAAGGCAGCATCAGTTCTTCAGGTTTCCGATATTGCGGTTAGAAACAACGATGGTGTAATTCAGATGACCGCTCTAGATAAGGCAGATGTCAGCACCAACACTTATTCGATTGATGTGGGTAAGTATGATGGTGACAACAATTTTGAGATGTTCTTCAAGATTGAAAATCTTAAGTTGATGAATGGTGATTACGATGTGGAGATCTGTGAGAAGGTTGTCAGTAAGTTCTCACACAAGGGTATGAACATCAACTACTGGATTGCACTGGAAGCCGACTCTAACTTCAGTAAATAAATTATGAATGACAACAAGAATTACCTGTGGGTGGAGAAGTATCGCCCACAGTGCATCGCAGATTGCATTCTTCCCGATCATCTAAAGAACACCTTTCAAGAGATAGTAGGTTCTGGTGAACTCCAGAATCTTCTTCTTTCTGGTGGACCTGGATGCGGCAAGACCACCGTTGCAAAGGCACTCTGCAACGAACTCAATACGGATTGGATCATCATCAACTGCTCCGAGGACGGGAACATCGACACGCTTCGAACCCGCATTCGTCAGTTTGCCAGCACGATTTCCATCTCTGGAAACAACAAGGCGGTGATCCTAGACGAGTTTGATTATGCCAACCCACAGTCTATGCAACCCGCTCTTCGTGGTTTCATAGAGGAGTTCTCCAAGAACTGCCGGTTTATTCTCACTTGCAACTTCAAGAACCGAGTCATCGAACCACTGCATTCTCGTTGCACTTGCATCGACTTTAAGTTCGACAACAAGGACAAGATGAAGTTGAGCGCCAAGTTTATGGATCGTGCAAAGATGATCCTAGACGGGGAAGGTGTGAAGTATGACGAGAAGGTTCTCGCTAAACTGATCATCAAGCACTCTCCTGATTTCCGACGATTGATCAACGAACTTCAGAGATATTCTGTGTCTGGTGGTATTGATGTTGGCATCCTAGCGGAAGCGGGAGACATCGGAACCGATGAACTCGTCAAAGCGATGAAAGGTAAGAATTTTCAGGATGTCCGCAAGTGGGTGGCGATGAATTTGGACAACGACAGTAGCCATATCTTCCGAAAGATGTACGATGCTCTGAACGAAGCGTTGGAACCCTCAAGTGTTCCTCCTGCCATCCTAATTATCGCCGACTACCAATACAAGGCAGCGTTTGTTGCCGACCACGAGATCAATCTGACCGCTTGCATCGTTCAGTTGATGATGGAGTGTTCCTTTAAATGAACCTTAGTGAATTTTTAAATTCCATAAATTATTCAAAAAAGAACATAATGCTAGACACCCAGACGGAGAAGGCTTATGCTCCGTATGTGGTGAATAGGTGTCTGTCCTACTTTCCAGACACGCTTTTGCATGCCAACGAAATGAACCGTCTGAACTTCCTAGACAAGAGGGTTCAGTATGACTACTATCTATGTTCCATTCGAGCAAGAAAGCGGTTCTCCAAGTGGTTAAAGAAGGAGGAGAGCAGCGATATTGATCTGATCAAGCAGTATTATGGATATTCGGACAAGCGCGCCAGAGAAGCGTTGCGTATTCTAACTCCAGAGCAGATAAAGAGTATTAAAAAAGAAATGGATATTGGCGGATCTCGTAAATGATGTTTTTCATAAATAAGGAGTTAGGCTCTTTATTTTTGAGGAAACATCATGGGAAGTATATCCATAGAAGATTTATTGGAAGTCACGCTTGCAAAGGAGGACGATTTTCTTAAAGTAAAAGAAACTCTGACTCGTATTGGTGTTTCTTCAAAAACAGAAAACAAACTTTGGCAGTCTTGCCATATCCTTCACAAAAAGGGTAAATATTACATAGTCCATTTCAAGGAGTTGTTTCTCCTTGATGGACTTTCTTCGTCTATAGACGAGAACGATATTGCCCGAAGAAACACGATAGCCAAATTGTTAGAGGAGTGGGGATTACTGAAAATAGTCGATGGCGTCAAGGTTGAAAGTAATCTTGCTGGAATAAACCAGATAAAGATTATTCCTTTTAAAGAAAAAACCAACTGGGAACTTATACCTAAATACCATATAGGAAAAAGAAACTAAATGTTGGCAGCAATACACGATCTTTCAGCAGAACAAGATGCCGAATATACTGTAAGTTTTCAGTATTTCGACGCATCTGATGTTGGTATAGATGTATTGTTGAATTATGATAATGTTAGGTTTGTCGTCAGAAAATCGTCACTTCCACAGGAAAAGAACCTTTTTGAAGTTACCCATGACGATAGTGCTGTTGAGGGTTATTTGCCATTTCCTTTGTCAGAAACTTATGGTTCTGTAATAATTACAAACCAAGAAATACAAATAAACATAAACACCGAAACTATGTCATCGGTGTATCCTGGCAATTACTTTTATTATGTTTTCTTAGAAACCAATGCAGGCGTCACCGATTGTCTGATAAGGGGAAAGTTCACGGTGGAGGCACCATGAATAAAATAAGAATAACGGAAAAGGTGCGACCAAAGGTAACACCTGTCAGGAGTGAAACAAACACTTTTAAAATAAGGGTTCAAAGCGATAAAACAAATATTGTGTATACGAGGTGACGAATGGCTGAAAGACAAAACTACATTGTAAGAAATGGAGTTGCCCAGCCTTACCCGATACCAGACGCCCCGCGACCCACGATCACGGAAATGCGTCAACTTTTGCGCGGCTATGATCAACAGGGTACATTATTACCTAATGCCGCAATAATAACTAATGATATATCAAAAGTAGATATTCTTCGCTGTGGTACTTTGTATGCAGATAATATCGCTGGAATAGTAGCGGAGACTTGGACAAATCCAGAACCAGTTTATATCACTATAGGTGGCGTTCAGGCTGGAAGTGTTCTTACCGATAAAAGCGCAATCGACATTCTGGAGATGATGTTATATCCATATCTTGTCGTTACTTTTAGCGCGTTTTCGGTTGGTTTGCCTGCATATCTTCTTGAGATAGGACAGTCAATTTCTGCTGGAAATTATCTAGCGACATGGACTGCAAGTAATATTCAAAATTTAATACCAAGTGGTATAAGCATAACATATGCTGGAGTTGCATCTGGTACTATTGCCATCGCTCAGGATTATGCGGATTCTGGAACTTTTTATCCTCATCCTTCTTATGTTTCACAAACAGTAGGATCTAGTTTGATATTCACCATCAATGCAGATCAATTAGAGGGTTCCAATGCAACTAAAACTGAAGTCGTATCTTGGAGAAGTAAGATATATGTCGGAAAAAACACATCCGCTTTGTATACAGATATAACAAATTTTTCAAATTTGCAATTTGGTGGAAATGCTTTTTTGCAAACAAATCAACCAGTTGCTACTATCAGTATGACAGATGGTGCTGGTTATGTGTATATTTACATTCACGAGTCGATAGCAAATATAACTTCGGTTTCCATAGGAAGTACGGATCAAACACCAGCATTTCCTTTTCAGGGAACAATTAGTATGACAAACTCGTTTGGAAACACATCAACATATAAAGTATACAAATCATCAAATCAATTAAATGGAAATTTTTTATTGAATATAAAGTAACATGCCTATCACAGATACCGTCACAGTTGCTGGACCAATTGCACCAACTTCGATATCGGATACCTATCCAGTAACCGATCCGAAATATGGTTTGGGTGGTCTACGCACAGTTGCCAATCAGACAGAAAGAGACGGTATATCCACCGAGCGTAGACAGGTTGGAATGTTTGTATATCAAAATTCAAATAATGCGTATTATACTCTGGTGGGTGGTACGGATAATGCAAATTGGCGACAAGTGGTTATTTTAATTCCTGATTTAGAAGGAAATATACATATAGATGCAAATGTAATTATTTCCGGCTATCTTGAGACAGATACAGGTATTCGTGGTGGAACAGATGAGCCTCTTGAATATCTTGGAAGAGGTATGTTGATGGATTGCGGTGAATATTGAAACTTTTAAAAAGAGGGTAATACTATGGCAGCAGGAACTGGTAATTTAATTCTTAAGCGTGGTACTGTAATACCAAAAGACAATCAGATTGTTAATGGTAATTCACAAACAAATACTTTGATTAAATCCATGCCTGCTATGCAGATAAATGGACTTTCTAAAGTAGTAAATGCTTTAGGTGATGCCGATCCATCAAATGGACCTCTTCTATATGCTTATCAAAACTTTCCAAATCGTCTTTGGGTTGGTATAAACGAATTTGGTAGTGGCACCCCCGAATCTGGAACCGGCGCTGCAAATAATGTGGAAATATATCCTTTTGGCAGCCCTCCTCCAGATTTTAGTACAAATCAGGGTAGTACCGCACCAGCCGCCGCTAGACCAATATGGACAGGCGCTGAAATTCGTGCAGATGTAGCAGTTTATTACGGTGATGATCAAAATACAGTCCCAGTAATTTTAAAAGCGGATTGGGACAAGCCTTCTGATTTGGTATTGGTTACTCAAAAAGCAATCAAAACATGGGCAACAGATACATTCGGTACAGTAAGTTCTGTTTTGATATCACAAGTACCAGACAGCAAACAAAGTTATATGTATCCTATTTTGGCCGACCAAGCATCGGTTGGTAATGTAGCGCAAACATTATATGTTGATAGTAATACTGTTCCTAGTCCAAATGGACAAATGAAGTACAGTCCTTATTTTAATATATTAGATTTGGGCAGTGGTGAAGTAAAAGCAAGAAAATTTACATCAGATGCAGATGATATCAATATAGTGCTTCAATCTACTGGTTCGGATACGGATGCAAGTATTACTTTAACGGGTGCTGCAACAACAGCATCTGCTGTTACAGTAGACTCTACATCGTTTAATTTTTCAGGAACCACTATTAATGCGACTAGTTGTGGTTCGATTATTACGCCTGGTACAGTTAATATTGGACCTGGATCTGGATCTACAAGTTCTGGTACACTAAGTCTTTTTACAAATCCAACTGCTGGTTTAAATACAAAAACAGTCAACATAGGAACTGGTGGTGCTTCTGGTTCTATTACAAATATTACGATGGGTTTGGCGGGTGGTTCTGGTACAACAATTTTAAATCAATCACTGAGACTAAACAACAATCAAATATTGAGTAGTAGCGGCGCTCAAGCGATTGGTCTAAGTGGTACATCAGTAGATGTAAAAGGTAGTTTGATTTTAAGTAATGGAATTATTGCAAATTCCTCTGCTTCTGCCATTACTATTCAGACTGGTACATCAACACCCACCGTTTCAATAGTCCACGATCTTTCAATTGCTGCTAGTAAGAAAATTAAATTCTCTGCTGCTAGTGGTGGTGGAACTGTTAGTTTGCAGGGCCCTTCGACGACCACAAGCAATAACAATTATGTTCTAAAATTGCCAGTTGACGCTGGACAGGCTGGATATGTCTTGACTACAGATGGCACTGATACTCTCAGTTGGTCTTCTACTGGTACTGCAACTTCGGTTGGTGTGTCTGCGACCGACAGTGGAACATATACTCTGGTTCTAACGACAACAGGTATAACTGGTGCTAATCAAACATCATCTTTGATAGTAGATGATAGTGACAGTATCACATATAATACTAATACAAATGTTTTAAATGTAGGTGGTAATTTAGTTGTAGGTGGTAATTTGACGGTGGATGGTACTACTACAACCATCAACACTGCAACTTTAACAGTAGAAGATAAAAACATTGAGTTAGGTAATGTACCCGATGCAGATACCAGTTACGATGGAACTATAGGTAGTATAAGTGGTAGTGGTCCTTGGGAGGCACAATTTACAACATCCACAACACCAAGCGATGTGCTTGTTGGTGCTTATTTAAATATTCAAACAGGAAGCAGTGGTGGAGCAGTTTACGGAGGCACCCCCACTTCTGTTAGAGTTATTGGTATCTCTGGTAGTGTTATAACTTATAGA